ATTGTGTCAGCTTGGTATTGGATTTTTCTACCACAGTCCGGCATCCTAGATGCGCCATAGCCAGAAGTATTAGCAATGAAGTGTGTAATAATAATTAAGGTCGCTTTTTGGTTAGGTACGATCTGTCCCATCTTCTTACAGAATACTGACAATATTTTTGGTAGTCCGGCACGACCGGGTGTCATATCTCCGTCTAACTCTTTTTCTGGCATGAGGGAAGACGTAGAGTCGATGATACAGACACAGCCCTCGTTGTCTTTTGCGCTAACTAGCTTGACAGCAATATCCAAAAATGCTTCGGCGCTGAGTGGCTCATCTTCAGAATGAATGATCTGCATCTTCTCTTTGTCGAGGCCATCAACACCGAGCAGATTCATTTCTTTGAGCCTACCTTCGGCATCAAGATATATGATAGGTCTTCCTTCTTTTTGGCAGTTTGCCGCAATCTGTAGCGCGGTAGTAGTTTTGCCACATTTAGGATCGCCTGTCAGGATAACCCAAGAGCCTTCCTTTATGCCTCCATTAAGAGCCAAGTCAATGGCGGGGCTAACGCTGACAATCTTGTAATCTTTTCGTCTTTCTAATATTTGGTTTCCCGTTGATATTACGTTGCCATATTTTTTAACAATGTCTTTGATGAAGGATGGATCATTCTTCTTTGTCTTTGCCATTAGTATTCCTCAATTTTGTAAAAAGTGTTTTTCTTCCAAATGTTTTTCTTGGCTGTGATTCAATGTTATCTTTATTAACTTCAATAACTTCGGCGGTTTTCTTTTCAGGTCTTCGGTCAAGCCGTTTCTTGTGCTTCTCTATCTCGTCTTTAACCCATTTGGGTGCAGCGCTGTATACTCTTTTGTTCTTCTTTATAATGTAATCATAGACAGCTTCTTCACCAAAAACACGAATAAGTTGATATACTTTTTTTACCTGTAGCTCATACTGCTTTTTGCGTGTTTTATTCCAGAACTTGTAAGACAGGGAACCTACGTTCTCTTTCTCCGCCTTACGCTGTACGAGGATCTCAGCCAGATACTGTCCTACCGTACAATACTCACCCGTTGAGGGTGACTTGAACCTGCTCGCTTGACTTCTTTGTTTCGCCATTACGCCATATCATAAAAGAAAGGTTTTCTTGTGAAGCCTGCCTTCTTTGTGAGAATTCTTCAAACTCACATTCTGGCCAGCTGTATTTCTTAACATCAACAAACTCTAGGTTGTCTTCTAGCAAAGCAAAGGTCATATGCTGAAAGGTTGGGCCTTCTCCGGTTGCCATATCAATATCTCTAGAGAAACCTCTAGTTATGAAGAAACCATCAAGACCATTCTCATCTTCAAAGACAATCTCTTCTGGGGCTCCCATTACAATAACCTGAGCTTTACAAATACACTTGTCGTTTTCTTCACAATATCTTTGTAGTCTGAGCCAAGGGCTTTCTTCAACTCCGGGTCTTTCGTAATCACCCCATACTACAGTTCCATCATTTAGAGTGCATTTCCAAGTCATAGAAATGTCTTCCATGATCAGCTTGCGAATATGATCATCCCTTACAGTACAGATCACGGTTAGTCTCCTTTAATTTTATGAATAGATCCGCGATGCCGTTTAGCTACATTAACTTCTTCTTCGCTAGGTTGCCTTTTACCCTTTGTAGCATCTCCAGCCATAGAAGCGTTTTGAGTCATGATGGTCGCTCCATACTTTTCATTTCTAGCCATGAGCTGACCGGCAAGTGTTTGAGGCTTGTCTTCGCTTTTTAGTGTAGCAATATGTTTACGAACAGAAGCTTCTGATCTGTCTAGCTCTTCTGCAATTTCTTCAACAGCAAGCGATTTATTCTCTTCGATATAAGTCTTTTCTTTTTTTGAAAGTGGGCCTTTTTTAGTCATTAGTTTCTCTCCATTAATGCTCTTCTAGATCTTGTCAAAAATATACGCTCCCTAGTCTCTAGATATTTCATATAGTAAGCGTAAACCTTTTCGTCTACTTTTTTATAATCAAAGTAAGGTCTGTTATGTTTGCCTTTGTCGGCACCAAGAGGGTCTAACAATTCACCTCTACCAAACTTAACATAGTAAGTTTTATATCCATTGTTATCAACAACCTTAACAAAGGCATCTGAAGTTTCTGTTTCCTGTGCTCCTGTCCCGTAGTACGTTGATACCTTGTTATCTGGAGTTGGAAGGTTTAGATTGTCTAAGTCTTCATTTTCCCATCTAGCCATTTAACTTCTCCAATTTTTTTAGTACGTTTTTTACACATGAGTTTTTATCAAAACCGTCTATTTTCATCTCTGCGCAGGGCGCAATACCTAGCTTGTTTAGCTCATCTACAGAAAGATATTTGGGGCTAAGACTGCCGTCTTTTAGCTGTTGATGTATCTTGATCTGTATTCTAACTACAGCGCTATGCGGCACCTCTGATCTAGTTAACTCTGACATTATTCACCCTTTTCAATATAGTTCTTTTTCTGTGCAGTAGTCATCTTATTAATCTTTCTTCTGCGATTATTAGCTTCTGCGTCTTTGCGCACCTTGTCTATGTTGTCTGCTTGCTCTTTTGCCTGTAGCTCGTACTTGCCTAACTTTTGGGTGTTGCGATCAGCTAAGTGCTGAATAGTAGTAGGCTCGCCCTTAACTGAAACATGAGGGGCATTTAGAATAACTCTTCTAAACTTATGTTTTTTACATTCGGGACATCTTACGAGAGGCTTTTCAGAGAACTTCTGGAAAACCTCTTTGTAGTAGCCGCACTCGCTACATTCATAATCATAAGTTGGCATGTATAGCTCCTATAAATAGTCTATGATATTATAGGATCACTTATCAAGTTTGACATCTACTTTTTTAAGATTTTCAGCAAATTCTTGCAACGTATCTATTGTAACTTTTCTGGCTACCTTTTGTGCGGCCTCAGTAGCGTAAGCCTCGACTTCTATTGGAAGCTCGTCGGAAAGAGCCTGAAGGAACGTCTCAAGCTTCATAGCTGTATCAGTTTGCATCGACTGCCCATGATAAGTTGCATCTTCGATAAGTCTAAGCCTTCTCTCTAATTGATGGTTGTTATATTCAGCTCTAACTCCTATAACTAAGATAAAAGCTAAAAAGATCCCTCTAAAAATATTTGACTGGTTCATCATCATCTTCTTTCTTGTTTAGTCTCATGAGGATTTTGGACACAATATCACTCCGTACAATATCGCTATAGTCAAGCTCGCAAACTCCTACGCCGGAGACCTCAACTAATTTTTCCATACAGGTATACAAACCTCCTTGTTGCTTACCTAAGTCGGACTGCCTTAAATCTCCATTTATTACCGCCTTTGACTCTTTGCCAATTCTTGTAATAAACATTTTGATCTGCTCGAACGTAGCGTTCTGTGCCTCGTCAAGGATCATGAAGCAATTATGAAAGTTTCGTCCCCTCATATATTCTAAAGGGCAGAGTTCAATAATGTTCCTATTTCTGTAAGTCTCAACAGTAGTCTTTGTTAAGTACTGATTCATCTCTTCTAGTATAGGTATTAAATATGGGTTTATCTTTTCAACCAAAGTTCCCGGAAGATGGCCTAAGCCTCTTCCAGATTCGACAACTGGTCTAGTGATAATAATCTTGTCCACTTTCTTTTCGATCAAATACTCACAGGCCATACCTACAGAGACGCTGGTTTTCCCTGAGCCAGCAGGCCCAGAGCAAAACGTAACATCCGACTTGTTGATCTGCCCCATATAGTTTTCTTGGTTTCTAGTTTTAGGGCGAAGGATTTTGCGGCGTTGTCTAGTTGTGGGCTTTTTCTTGGATTGTCTTGCCATTATTATATATAACCTTTTCTACTGTTTTTAAGTCGGTGCTACCACACATTGGACACATTGGTTGTGATCCGGGTTCATGTATTCCCAATCGGTGGTGAGTCATAAGTATAGCTTGCAGTATTTGTGAGTCTCTAAGTCTTGCATGTAAAGGCAATTCTCGGAGGTCTTCCCCTATAGGAATTTTAAATTCTACTACCTGCTGCTTACTCATTATATGTCTATACATATAAAAAGAACCCGCTAAATTCAGTAAAGATAGAGAAAAAAGCACATAGACTGCGTTCTTGAAAAATCTCATAGTACTAGCCAAACAGTTCGGTTATAACTTTGCCGGAGTTAGCGATTTTCATAGGTCTACCACTGTTGCTGGTAAACGTAGTCCCCAAAGAAATATCAAGCGCCTTACAAACAGAAGCCATTACATCCTGAGAAGTATATGGTTCTGTCTCAACACGAGTACCGTCTGAGTTTGTTTCGCCAACGGCTATACCGCCGTTCATTCCAGCTCCGCCAACAACAACACTCCAACTTCGTGCCCAGTGGTCACGACCAGCGTTGCCGTTGATACGAGGAGTTCTACTGAACTCGCCCATCCAAATGATCGCTGTATCTTGTAGTAACCCACGCTGCTCTAAGTCTTCATACAGCGCGCTCATGCCTTGATCTAACATGGGCAATTTCGTGTCTCTTAAGGTCGGGAAAATGTTTTGGTGATTATCCCATCCGCCTAGATTAACTTCAATAAACGGCACGCCAGCTTCTACTAAACGTCTTGCCATTAGGCATCCCTTACCAAAGTTGTTATCTCCGTATCTTTCTTTTACATTCTCAGGCTCGCCAGCAATTTTAAGCGCATCCATCTGAGAGCTTGTCAAAACATTAAATGTTTCTTTAAGAATAGCTTGATGCTCTTTTGCTAGTGATCCTCTCTTTTGGTTTATAAACGCATTTTCTATAGCGTCTAAAGCGTAAGCTCTTTGGTAAAACCTTTGATCTATCTTCATGTCAAGATTTCTAATTCTACCATCAGTATTCACGACAAATGGATTGTACTTAGCGCCAAGAAAACCTGCTCCCATGCTACCACCACCCACAGAAATGAACTGCGGGATTGCCAAATCTTTCCT